CCCAGCGCGAGCGCGTCATCAGCCAGTGAATCACCCAGACAGCCGCGAAGGTACCGATGACAGCGACGAGCGCGTATGAGAGGGAGCGAGATAAATGAAGGGGGGCGGGCGAGATAAATGCGGGATGTGGTGGGAAGAAACGAAACCAAGCGGGCCGGGGTTGAAATTTATTTGCGCGTGGCGAAATAAAAAAGGCACCGCGTAATTTGGCAAACGCCACGATCAGGGGAGGTCGGAAAGTAGCTCGGCGACGGTCTTTCCGGACGCAATTTGTTGCTTGTTTGGATTGAGCGCAATTTCGTCAGCGGTGTAGGGTCGCTTGTCTGGAAGAGTCGCTTTTGATTCGCGCGGGCGGTAAAGGCAGATGCAGCCGCAGTTGATGGTTTCGGAGGCCGGCGCTTTTGGGTCATGGGGGTAACGCAGCTTGTGACCATTGATGACGAAAGCTTCGTCGATCTTGACGCGGCGGCCGTCGGCGATATCGTGCGCGAGGCGTGAATGGATTTTTCCGGAGCGGCGCCAGATCTTGTCCATCGCCACGCCGCCCTCTTCGGATTGCAGCGCCCGCTCGTTGCTGGCGGTGGCCCAGGCGCGTGAAAGTTCGGTGCGGACGATGGTCGTGGCGCGGGCACGGCTGGTTTCTCCGAGGTGTTCGGCAACTTTGCCAATGGTGTCGTTGACGTTCTGGGCGCCGATCATGGTCAGCCCAAGCTCCTGCTTGATTCTGCTCGCGGCGACGGTCGATACGTCGCTGATGCGATCGACCATGAAGGCGCGCATGCCCATCAGCTGGCCGGCGTCCAGGTGGGGAAGCATGGCCTTGATTTCGGCGGCGGCCATGGGGGCATCAATGGCCGCGATGCCGCCTTCCCAGGCTGCGCCGGCGGCGCTGGATAGTACCTGGCCGGAACGCTGGCCGAGTTCGGCCATGACCCGGTCGATTTCCTTGTTGAGTTCGCTGAGGCGCCACTGTTGATAGTCGGATGGCTGCCCGGCGAGCGTCAGCGTAATGTCGGCCTTCGCTTTGTCTAGTAAAGCGACGACGGCGTCGCGTGTCGCTTCGAGCAGGCGCTTGCGTTCGGCCTGCGCGGCTTTCTCGGCCGCCTTCCAGGCGCGCTCCTGCTCCTTGTTCATTGCTTGCGCGCTGCCTCGCGGCGCCGCTTGGCACGGCGGGCCTTTGCGTTACCGGAGAATCGGCTGCGCGGAAATGGTAGCCAATGAACATGCCGATGAAAATAATGAGCGCTGTAAAACTGGCTTGAAGAGAAAGCCAGCGCGGCCAGTGCTGCAACGCGAAGCAGCGAAAACATCAGTTCGCTCCCGCCACATCCATCTTGTCATTCGCCAGCGGATCAGTAAACACATCCCCCTCGGCCTTCTTCCCTGCCTCTCTAGTCGCATCCGCCAGCGCATCTTCCGGGTCGATGTCAATGCCGAGCTGGCCGGCCACCGTGGCGATGATCTGCACCGCCAGCTTGGAGGAAATGAACTTGCGGTCGACGGCCATCGCTGCCGCCGTCACGACCTGCTGCAGTGCTGCCGCATACTTGGTCGTATCGCGGGCGATCATCTCTGGGAAGTTCGCGTTGACCTGCATTTCGGACAGGCCGAAATCGATGGCACGGCCCTTTGCCACCGCCTCCTGGCGCAGCACGTAACGCCCAACCTCTTCCAGGATGTGCTTGATCACGCGCTGGCGCATGCTCATGATCTTGAAAGCCGGATCGCCCATGCTTTCGCCGGTCGAGCGATTGACATCGCCACCACCGCCGAACCAGTGCTCGGGCAGCGTCGCGCCGCCGAGGACGTGATTGCGCAGCATGCGCGCCGATTCCGAGGTGTCGGCGGCGCTGATGTCGGGCGTGACGGCTGCCCAGACCTCCGAGTCGTTATGCACGCGCACGGAATTCGGGCCGGGCGGCGTGATTTCCTTCGCCCGCGCCTTTACCGCTTCATCGTTCGCGCCGTTGAGCGTGACATCCCACATGAAGGCGCGCAGATACTTGATGCGATCGATCTCGCCGAACTGGAAATCTTCGTAAGCATCAAGCCAGTCGGCGCTGGCCAGCAGATCGGGCCGCCCGCGCACGCCGGAAGACAGGCTGTTGACCGTGAAATAGAAGCACTCGCCATCGGCAAACGACTCTCGGATTCCCTGCGTGCGCCGGGAAAACACATCCTCGTCGCCATTGATGATGATCCGGTAGCGCCGGGCATTTCCCTTTTTGTCCTTGACCGTCACGATGCCGATCGGCTGCTCAGGATTGTCCGGATCGACGACTACCGTTTCGATCAGCGCTGGGTCGAGATAGCCGAGCCGGACATGACCGCTGACCGTATTGACGAAAGCCGGCCAACACTGCTCGCCGAAGATCGCCAGCTCGCGCACCTTCTTCTCCAGCTTCAGATCCATGCAGTTGATCGGATCGTTCCAGAAGCGGTTCAGCGTGAGCTGCGCCTCCGGGTCGGGCACGGTCAGCTTGACGCCGTCGGCGAGCAGGTAGGCCAGCGGCAGCTCGATGATGCGATTGGCCAGCAGATTGGCCTGCCACAGCCAGGCGGAAATTTCGCGCGCCCGGCGCTGGGTGATCGGTGCCAGATCCCGCGTGCTGTCGCCAGTCAGGCGGCGCCAGCCTTCCTCGTCGTCTTCAATGGTCGAACCGGCCGCCTCGCGCAGCGGCATGAAGAATTCCTTGATCGCGTCGAAAAAGCCCATGGTCGTTACTCAGTGAGGCCGGCGGCCGAATAGCGAGCCGCCATGCGGGCGGGTCATCAATGGCTGGCGGTGGGGGTTGGTGCGGGATTGCGGCGTGAATTGATCGGCGCCGGGATCGACCGTGACGCCGGCCGCCGGCTCGCACTCCTGGTGCATGGCGAAATCCGCCAAAAACAGCGAAATGGCGAAGTCGCCGTGGCGCTGCAGCTTCTTGCCATCGGCCGTCTGCGTCTTGGCCTTCGGCAGTTTCGGAATGCCGTTGACCTTCTTGATCGCGCGCAGGTCATCGCGGCACTGCTCGTCGCGCGGCAGATCGGTCAGCGTCGCATCTTCCAGGTGCGCCTTGAATTTCGGCATCTGCTCCATGTAGAACTTTTCGGAGAGATGCACCTGGGCAATCCGCTGGTGGCCATAGCGGTCAGCGGCGTGCTCGGCGATCTGGCCGCCGTTGCCGCCGGCGTCAAAAGCGCCGAAACGGAAGCGCGGCAGACGGTCGCAGATGAAGTCGAGGATCTGCTCCTGCTGCTTGTAAGGGCAGCCGGATAATTCAACGATCAGGCGCGGCCGGCTGGAGAGGTCGCTGCCCTCTTCGAGCGCCGTCATCACCGTCAAGTCGCCCACGCGCGCAAAGTCTTGACCGAAGCCATGCGGGCGATGCTTGTCCAGTGTGTCGAGGATCGGTTCAAGGTGCTCGCGGCACCATGCGGCCACCTCGGCGGCGCGGGTCGGCTCCGGCAGCAGACTGAATTCCGGTTTCCACTTGGCGCGCACCACTGGCACACCGTCAGCCATGCGCGATTCGATCAGCGCCAGCGAAAGGTAGGTGCCGCTGCCGCGCGCCGGGATCGCATCCAGTTCTTCTTCCGCATCGTCAGCGTAATAGCTGCGCACGTCGGCAACCCAGGCATCCTCGGCCGCCTGGCTCCATTCAATACCCCGACGCAGGCAGACGCGGCGGAACAAGCCGTCGGCGACCGCGCGCTGGAAGGTGATGCGATGCACGGTGCCCTTGCGCTTGCCGGAGCGCACCTCGTTGATCAGCTCGTTGAACGGGTTGTCATCGCCGTTGTGGGTGCTCAGGATGTGCACCTTGTCGCCCCACATCAGCATCGCCATCGCCGCCTTGATCAGGCCAGCCAGATCGGGCGCGAACGCGGCCTCATCGATGACCACCAGACCCTGCTTGCCGCGCAGGTTCGCCGGGCGCGACGACAGCGCGACGATGCGGTGGCCGGACTTCGGGAAATCGATCTTGTAAGTCTTGATTTCCTTGGTGTTGCCCTCGCCGTCGTCGTCGATGAAGATGCCTTCTTCGATCTCGGCCGAGGCCATGTCGAAGTGCCGCGCCCACATCGCACAGGCCTCGATGTACTCGATGGCCATGTCCTGCGTTGCGCTGATGTAGAAAACGTTGCTGCCGTCCGCCGAAGCGGCGGTCAGTACGTTGTCGGAAGCCTCCGCCCAGGTCAGGCCGATCCGGCGCGACTTCTCGCCGATCTTGAGCGGCGAATCGTCGGCCACCCATTCCTGCTGATACAGCAGCAGCGCAGCCGGCGGGTTGAACTTGCCGGCACCTTCCAGCGCGGCCGCCAGCGGATTTCGCGACGGTTTGGGGTCGACGGGGCGTTTCTGGTTGATCATCAGGCGGCGATACCGAGAATCGAGCGGCGTAGTTCGGCAATGCTTTCCGCCGACAGACCGCCCTTGCTCGCCAGCTTGGCC